GGATTGCCCTGAGCTGTCGTATTTGTTACTCCACCAAAGGCATAACTGGCCTTGTTGTCTGCCGATTGCTTGCTGGCAAGTCCGGTTGTCTGTGGAGATAGCATCTGCACAACACCGCCAAGGGCCATCGCAGCGCCAAATTGCATTAGAGGAACGCCGACAGCACCACCGCCAAAGTATGACGCCACAGCACCAACTGCGACCAAAGCCACGCCTAAGATGGTCTGGAATACTCCACCACGTTTACTCCCGATGATAACCGGCGCGATACGGATGTCAGCTGTACTCTGATCCATAGAGAGGTCATCATCGTTCAGGTTACGCTTACCGCTGAAAACAGCATAGGTTAGGCCGCGCTGCTTGCTGGTATTCAAAAAACGCTCGAAGCCTGGCACGATAACGCACAATGCTCGGATAGCTTCTTTTGGTGAGGCTACTGAAAGTTGGAATTCACGACCAAATGTTGCACCGAGAATCCCATAAAGGCGAATGATACGCTTAGATTCAGCTGCTAAAATCGACATATTGTTTCCATAAAAACATTTGCATAGCAGGCCATGCTTTCTGATGTAATACTCACTCATGATCAAATCACCTTTAACGGTAAAATGATTACAAACGATTCAATAAGGCATTTAATTTCTAATCCTACTAGCGAATTCAGGATGCTTAATATTGAAAACAACAAAACTATCGGGGCACTGCTTTGAAACCGATGAATAGTAGGTCATACAATCATCTGGCTTTGCTTCATCTGTAGAGTGATATACGCCATCTACCAAAGAAAGTGTAGGTGTTAGATACGTCGCTTTCGCTAATTCATTACTTAAAGATAAAAATTCTTTTGGGTAAGCAGTTGCACATGACATGAGCGCCTTGTTAATAATATTTTTATCACCTATGCAACTTAAGGATGCATTAAGATATGCATCCTGCAAGTCAGTACGCAACTCAATTACTGTCGGCTCAACGAATTTAACCCCAGTAAGAACCCCAATCAAACCCAAGCCAGTTCCGATTAGCGCAAGAGTTGAACCATTATCGAAACATAAATCGTTCCATACACACCATCTAAAAAGGAAATACGCAACTGAAAAAGAGGTAACTAACCCTCCAAAACCAGCCCATAAATTGCCATTCTCACCGAATGCGTTCTTACAAAAAAGATATATACCTGCAAATAGCGATATCAATACCAACAATTTTACAGCATTGAAGAAAATCTTACTTATTATAGGCACATTATATCCTTAGAATATTACATCGTAGCTGATATTATTATACATTCATGGACCGATGACGAGTGATTAACATCGTCCTTTCACGCCAGTAACCGCCATACGGTATTCGCTGGCTAAGATGTCCATATAGATGATGCAGAAGCATGTTCCCCTCCAATAAGATTCCTGAATGGTTCCACTTATTCGATTCCACCTGCATGATGATCAAATCTCCCGGCATCGGTGATCCACTGAATTCGCGGAAACCACATTCGTACCAGCAATCCTGATAGAAATTGTCTGGATAGGAGTCTTCCCACCACGGATAATCAACACGGTAATCCTGAAGTTCGACATCATGCTCCTGCCGGAAATAGCTCATCACCAGTCCCCAACAGTCATAGTGTCCAAGCACAAACGGCCGCCCGATCAGTGGCAAATCACCGCGGGGAGTGATGGTGCGAAAGTCGCCTTCCGGCCAACTGACAATATGCCAGGGCAGCAACGTTGCATCGCATTGAGCCTTGTCCAGTTCGCTTGGTTGGGTCGTCGCGTCAGGGTGACTATGTACGATTCCTGTTATCGTCCCCCAGTCTTCAGCAGCGGCGTAATCCTCTGGTGAAAGGTGAAACTGTTCCGTTGGTTCAGCAGCCAGATTACGGCATGGGAAATAGCGTTCCACCCGGCTTTTCTGCGCTATCACGCCGCAGCATTCGTGGGGATAGTCTTTCGCAACATGCGCCAGGATGTCCTGAATTGTTTTCTGACGCATGTTAACTCCTGATCAAAGATGTTCCAGGAAAACCACCGAAAGGAAGTTCATTGTGTTCACCAAACCGAAGCTTGCAGGCGGTGAGCGTGCCGCTGCATTCATCCAATGAGGGATCGCTTACCGGATTGTTGTTTCTGTCGAAGTAAAGCGTGCCGGCATAATCGCACCCATCGCCGGTGCGGTACCTATTCCGGATGCACCATGTGCAAAGGGAATGCAGCTGTCTGGTCGGAATCATCAATCCCTGCAGATCCATCGGGCTGGTAAGAACAAACTCGATACTTTCACCGGGAAGCTCGCTATTTTTACCGTCGATATAGAAAACCCGCTTCCTCACCTGCAAGGGATCTGCTGTCGGATTTCCATCAGGAAAATTACGCGCATCCAGGTAATGCGCAAAAGTGTCATGAATCGTAACTTTGGCCTGCAGCATATCGTCATAGGCTAGACAGAGCGCTGTGATTGAGCTGTCAATGTTAGCAACGGTAAGCGTCGGCTGGGCGCTACAGCCATCGGTTGACGCTTCCAGTCCCTCGAGCTTATATGGCCAGGCACCATACTCTTCGCCCTGCCACCAGATACTCTTCGCCTTTAACTTTGATTCGTCGCCAGCAGCAGCCGCAATCTCTTCTTCAGTATGCGGGAGGTTATAAGCGTGAAAGCGCAGAACGTCGTCCAGACCAAACGCAGAACCGTCTACCTCAAGAAGACGTATTTTTTCGCCCGGTTCGAGGCGTTGATAATCTTCAGTAATCATGGTGCATATGCCTGTTTGAAGGTTGCTTTTATGGTCATCACTTTGCTGGATAGCGGCTGGACTTTAATGGAATCAGCTTCAATTCGGTATAAACCGGTTTCGCCGACAGGAGACGTCCAGATAAAGGATTTTGTAATGTGCTTGCGGCAAAACCTCAGCGCATCGAGCATCTCAGTTTTTTTTCCCGTTAAGGTCATCGGCCATGACTGTTTTTCAGGGTTGATGCCTTCACCGGCGATCTGTTCAAATCCGTCTCCGAAGGATGCAGAGCGTGTTGCGTAAGTGAGCCCCCCTTCCATTCCCGCCTGAATCTGGGTTCGCCAGGTGAACGTTTCTAAGGCCATGTTTGCTCCATAAAAAAAGCCACCCGAGGGTGGCTTGTGACAGTATGAGAAGGAAATTAGCGGGTTTCACAACCAAGCTGAGATTTGTCGATAATCTGCGTGCCTTCAACACGGTAACCATATGTGCCGAACAGAAATGCGTGGTTTAATTGATAAATAACAACGTCGCTTAAGCCTACGGAACACTTATCTTTTTCAATAGCCCGATCCATTGCAGTTTTAACGCTTGGAATGCCCAACGGGAAAATAACAATTGGAGCTTTGTCTTCACCAGTCACACGTTGACCTTTTTCAAACTTAGCTGCGTTCAGGTTGTAATTTTTGGTACTACCAACGGTCATATCAGCAACACGAACAGTACAGCCAGACAACATTAAAGCCCCAACAGCTAAAGCCACTACCTTCTTCATTTTGCGTTTCCTTTGATTGCAATCGGAAACATCTTAACATGATGAATAATATGATCAAAAAAAACACCGATTCGTCTTATCTTGATTTTGTTGCATTCCAGATGAGACCACCAGGCTGGAGCTGTTTGGCAATACCTGCGCGCACTGACTGATCAATGGTCTGCTTGTAGGCCCGCGAAATAGCGTCGTTGTCACCAGAAGTCTGCTGCTGAGTGTTCTGGTTATGAACGATCACGGAAGTTTGAACGGTTACGCCACCAGCTGCATTCGATTGCAGCCCATACATTGGGGCTGTGCCAACATAACCGCCGTTTGCATACCCCTGAGCTCCACGCATAAGCGCATAGAGATTGCCGACACCCAGCGCACTGGTCGCTTCCTTCGTAAAGACAAACTCACCACCGTGAACTACGCCTTTCGGTTGGTATTTACCGCCACCACCGGTGTAACCGCCGCTATCGAATCTCGGCACCAGACCGCCACCAGAGAAACCAAAAAACGCCCCGATACCCGTTCCACCAAAGGCTGACTTCATTCCATTAACCAGAGCCAGTTGAGTCAGCATCTGGGCGATGCCCTTCAGGAAGGTAGTCAGGAAATCTGAGAAGTTAGATTTACCAGTAGTAAAAAAGTCAGTAAGTGTGCTGGCCATCCCGGTGAACGCATTATTGGTAACCGTCTGCACCTGGGAGTAAACATTTGTCGCGCTGTCTTCGAAATCAGCCCAGCCCTGTTTCGCACCGGTCAGCCAGTCACCGCGTAGCTGATCCTCTGCATCATAGTAATCATTCGCCGCTTTAAGCTGCTTTTGATAACCCTCATCATCAAGCGAACCTCCAGCATTCTTCCAGCCAGCGGCAAGCTGACTTTTCGCAAGTTCACGTTGTGCCTGACGGTCACTCATCCCGGCACCGTTCACTAATGCAGCCTGCTTCTCTGCCATCTGCGTGACATATTTCTGCGAGGTATCCATTCGCTTGTTCAGCTGTTCCTGAGCGGTAATCTGATCACCTAACAGGGCTTTCTGCCGTGCCAACTGAAGCACCTGGTATTTACTCGCCAGCAGGGATTTCTCCTGCTTTGTCAGTGAACGTGAACGCGAGGCCTCCTCCAGCACCTGAAATTTCGCTTCAGTCGTCCACAGATCTTTGCGCTGCTGGCTGATAGTGTCGTTCAGCCCTTTATGCTGCTGCAGCGCGCGTAACTGTGCCTGAAGCGCCAGTAATTCGGCCTGGGCAGCATCCGTGCTGCGATCGCCAGCCGATAAAGTGCCCTGCTTTCCGGTTTTGGTTTTTTTGCCAAAAGCAGCGACTCCTTCCCGATCCTTCTGGGTGGTTGCGGCACTTATCTTTCTGGTCGTATCGAGGTATTTACCTGCACTGATATCAGCCGCATCCCAGTCTTTTTTCAGCTGAGAGACGCTGTCACCATATGCGCCGGCCATTTGTTCGTTGTAGTCCTGCCATCCCTGCAAAGTATCTGTTTTCGCCCAGTCAGGAACGAGGTTAATCGCGGCAGCGATAGAGGAAGAAATGATCTGGTTCAGCTTCTGGAAAACGATCGCAACGCTGTAATAAATTGCGTTGAATTCCTTCAGTGTGTTTGATGCCAGCTCAGCTACCCACTGACCGATACTCTGCATGGCCTCAGACGCCCAGCCCTTGATATCCAGCCACAGGCGACCAAACGGCGTCAGCGAGTCGTAAGCCTGCTCCCCACGTTTTGCCATCGTATCGCCAAACAGGTCCATAGCCTGCGTAACGGCCGCGGTCTGGTCCTTTTGCTTTATCAGATCGTCAACATGCTTAAGTTGTGAAACAGTCAGGAAATTATATTGTTCGTTGAGACTCTGCAGCGCTTTAACAGGGTCTTTTTCGATGTCCTTATAGGCTTTGGCAATGTCCTGCGCCGAGACTATACCGGTCTGAACCGCCAGCGCCGTGGAGCCCGCTGCTTTTTCAAGTTGCTGCTGTGTCAGCGATCCCATGCCAACCAGCTCAGTCATCAAACTCTGAACGGTTCCTACAGTACCGCCAGTAGAGGCAGCAATAGACTGGGAGGAAGCCATGATCTGGAGCGCTGACGTGCCGGCAATGTTGCCAGTCCTGATAATGGCCTTGTTGATTTCGTCGTAGGCGGTGAAGTAGTCTGCTCCCGCTTTGGCCGCAATCAGTACAGCGCCAGCCAGGCCACCAATGGCCACTCGGGCAGGAGTCACCATCGACAACATCGCTTTCAAAGCATTGCCTACACCGCCAAACGAGTCACGGAGCTGACCGCCCTGCTGAATAGCAACCATATAAACCGGCATACCGGAAGCCAGTGAAGTCACAATATCGGTCATTTGCATCGGGAGATAACGCATAGCATTGCGATATTGGCCCGCGCTGATAGCCCCAGACTTCCATGCTTCTTCCTGCTCTTTCAGCTTTGCGATCATTGGTGCAGCACGATCGGATACGCCGAGTTGGGCAGCTTTTAGCTCTAACAGTTCTGCGCGCGTTTTTCCGATTGCTGTGACCTGCTCCTCCAGCAAATCGATAAAGGTTTTGCCCGCTGCAGTTGCCCGCTGCGCTGCCTGAACCTGCTCAATGCGAGCCCGCCCCTCTGCGGTCTCAGACTCCATTACCTGTGCCAGTTTTGCCCGCGTCGTCTCAAGCACGCTGTTGTAACGAGTAAAATCCTCGTCTCCCACCAGCCCTTTACCACGAAACTTCGCGAGGCTCTCCTGGATAGTGTCCAGCTCATCCAGCGCCTTGTTTACCGGACTAATTTTATTCAGCAGGTTCTGCAGTTCCTGACGCTGCTGCTTCAGGCTTTCGCTGTTCTTCTTCTGGTTATCGATGCCGGTGCGGAACGTACTGTTCAGGTCATCCGCTTTACCTGCAGCGGCGGTCGCGGTCTCCTGAAAGCGATCCAGTGCCTGGTTACCACGCTCCAGCTCAGTGGTATTTACGCGCAGGGAAATAGTGGCGATGTCGTTACTCATTCCGCCCTCTCTTTATGCATAACTTTTAGTGCGGCGCTCTCCATGATTCGGATGTCCGAAAGCGCGGTTGCCTCGTCGTCGACGTGGTGCAGGCGCATCACCCAGGGCAGCACGTTGTAATCAAGCCCTGATGTGCCTCCCATGCCCGTGCGCCACTGCGTGCTGACAGCCTGAAACACCAGGAATGAAGGCCATACATCTGGCCAGACGTCGATGTATTGATCGTCATAGTCATCCGGCGTAAGCCCATAGGGCGCCAGGTCTGCCGCTGTGGGTTCAGGCGTATAGAATGCAGAGGCAACCGCTATCAGTTTTTTTCGCGCTGCCCCATCAGTTCGCGATAGTAGGTTTCAGGGATAGCCTTCATCGCCGCCGGATAGTTTTCCAACAGCACCGACAGGTTTTCTGCGTTGAAAGCATCGGGAAGTGCCCAGCCAGAAATGATTTCCATCAGAAAATCAGTGGCGGTTTTGCCTTCCAGCTTTTCCAGATCAGCCAGCTCTTTAAGTGGTTTATGATTGAACGTGAAGGTCAGCACGCCATCCTCATCGCCGGCGCGCGGGATCGAGACGTTGGCCTTAAATGTTGGTTTGGGCTGGAGGGTGAATTTGGTAGCCATTGATACCTCTTAGTAAAAAAAAAGCCTCCATGGAGGAGGCTCAGATTTTCGTTATGCCCGGCTTATGCCGCGGCGCCTGTGATTTTATAGAACGTCATCGCTGGCGATTGCAGGTTCAGCACGACGCTTACCGTTTCGACCTCGTTGACCGCCGTGGTCGGCGTGTCGTCAAAAGATGCCGTGGCCGCCCAGTAACGGTTCTCCTTCGCCTTCGGCACGTACATGTAAGCCGCCACGGTCTCTTCGTCTTCGTCCAGCTGGCGCAGCAATGGATATACCGGGAGCGTGGAGTCATGCGCGATCGAGTAGGTCTGCGAGACTGCGGATTTATAGGTGTTCAGGTTGCGCTGGCGATCATCGCTGAGGAACTGAATCTGCGTGGTGTTCTGATCACCACCGGATTTCGATACCTCTGTGATTTGTGGCAGTTCGGTCCATTCTTCAATTTTGCGAATAGAGCCGGAACCGCCGCCCGCCGCGTATTTGTTTTTGTTGGTGGTATTGATGTTGCGAAGAGTGGCAGTATTCTCCGCAATCGCGTCGATTTTCGCGATAACGTTATCAATACCCGACCAGTTGCAGTTCACGTGAACGATATCGCCGACCGCAATATCGTCCGCGGCGCTGACGGTGATCACCGCGTGCTCAGCATTCGTCGCGCCGGTGAAAGTAATGGCCGGGCCATAGCCCGACGCCAGATAAACATGAGCGCCGTTAGGCAGTGCAAAGCCCATAATGGTTTCTCCTTCAGAAACGGGAAAACCGGCTCAAGGCCGGTCAGTTGTGGGACATCAGAGGGGAATCAGCTGTTAATGTCTGCCCGATAATTCAGGCTGACAGGAACGGTGTAGGACACAGGTGTAGGGACGCCGCGGAATATGCCAGGCGCGCTGCTAATCCAGCAGGTAAAGTCTTTGCCTGCAATTTCCTGCCCCTCGGGGAACAATTCCGCCACTCTGCTCGCCAGGGCAACGACGGAGGTACGGCCGGAGCCGGCTGGTGCCACGACATTAATCTGGTACACGCCAGAATAAGTCCGGCAGCGTAAGCCAAGATCGATTGTTCGCGGCGTAACGGGCATATCGTGAACGGCCAGGTACATCTCGTTTGCAGGAGGTGTGAACGGCACGTTCTCCCATGCAACCGAAATGCCCTCGGCATCGGCCCAGGCACCCAGTCTGGCGGCCAGTGCAGATGCAATATCTGGAATCACTTAGTCACCTCCCTGACAGCTTCCTCAAAGAAGCGTTGACACTCAGCTGCAGTTATGCGGACCATGCCGCCCGGAGCCTGTGTGGAATGCCCCATTTCAAGCGGGTAGGCATAGGGCACGTTGTTGCAGAAATAAATGGCCTTCATCCCGACTTTGAAGAGCGACAGCGTGTAGTTCCCGGCCGCTTTTGTCAGATCACCTGTCTTATCAACCCGGCCTGTCTCGTCAGTCGTTGGCGCATCAAAGGACACCTGCCAGTTACCGCGAAAGCGTCCGCCCGTATACCCCGGCGGTGCTTTGATATCCATCCCATCCACCACCCGGGCTTTTTTCTTCAGTCGCCCGGTTTTGGTCAGGTTATCGGGATTGGCCCGCTGCGCCTCGTTGTGGTCGTAAACAGCGCGATTATAGGAAACGGCTGTCTGGTTAACTTCCCACAACTCCGGGTTGCCCACTGGGGACATCAACACCAGTTGGTTAAGAATTTTGATTCCGACGGCGCGCACCACTGCTTCCTGATTCGTTTTCGCCTTATTAACGAAAGCCGTGATTTCAGCCAGGAAAGCCGCGTTCTCGCCCATGCTAAGCCCTCAGTTGCGCTTTGTAGCAGAGCACCAGCACGGCAGGTTTTGCCGGGTTCGGTTTGACAACACGGTAGGCTGTGCCGTCAATATCAACCACATCGCCGATTTCAATTTCCTGCTCTGACGTAAAAACAATCTGCACGTCGCCGTTAACGATGACCGTTCCATCAATTTCGCCTGGCGCGTATTCGGTCTTCACGCCCACAGCAGTAAAACGGACCGCTTCAGTTTTATGCTCAATGCCGCCGATAACCGTTACCGAGCCTTTACGGGTGACGTTGTACGTCGCGCCGTTCTGCCTGAGCATGCGGGTCGTTCTGGCCTGCGTACGTTGGTAATCTATCGCCATATCAGGCCCTCTCAGCAAATGCATTGATGGCGTAACCACGACCACCAGCTAGGTCGCCCAGCAGCGCCATAACGGCAGGATAAGACGGCGTGAATACTTCGCCATCCGCGACCGCGTAGGTCATGGTTACAGCACCTTCCACACGTTCAGTTTTCACAGCGGCTTCGCGCACGCTGGAGAGTAAATCGCCGTCGATTGCCTCTACCGCCAGCATGCACTGCGCGGTTACAACCTGCCGTGGAACTTCATCCGGCGGGAAATCATGTTCATCCAGAACGACATTCACGCGTGGCCATGCCAGAGCCTGTCTCGGGTCAGCTTTTGAGCCAACCCAATCCAGCCCTTCCAGGTAATCCATTGCCTTAATCAGCAAAGGCGTGAGCTTATCAGGCAGTTCAATGCCGCGTATTTCCGCAAATGAGGCAAGACCCTCTTCACTGGCGTAGCTGTTGGCATCAGGAGAGGTGATATCGGTATTGATCATCGATTCATCCTGTTTATGGGGCTTTCGCCCCATTCGTTATTCTCCGGCAGGCGCAGTGAAGGTGATCTCCTCTGTGGATTTCGCCACGCCGTCAACCGTGCCGGTTACCTTGAAGGTGCCAGCAACGTCTGATGTGAGTTTCACCGTTGCACCACCAGCAGAGCCGGTTTGAGAACTGGCCGTGCTGAGCGTGCCGCCTGTGGACGTCCACGCGACGGTTTTGCCGGAGACACCGGCGCCATTAAGGGAGTATTTCAGGGAAACAGTGACCGCATCAGTGCTGTCAGCAGTTGCGGAGGTTTTATCCGCTGACAGCGTTACTTCCCCACCGCGGATTCCAGTTTGATCAGCACGCCTGCCGTAGATTTGTTACTGGTGAAGTGCTTCTTCCAGTTGCCGGCAGTGCCGATTTTGGTCAGGTCAGGGTTATCGCCTTTGGCAGTGTCCCAGCTGTAGCCAAGCAGATCGACGTTAACCACACCTTCAGCGCGGTAGCCGATGGCAAGGTTTTCCTGGTCGTTAATGTCATAGGAACGGAAGCCCGGAGCCTGAGACTCGGTGACGGTCACTGCGCCAGTGACCAGCCCAAGGATCGCATCAACATCCATGGTGTCGGTCACCAGTACCGGTTTACCCAGCGTACCCGGCTGCCCGCCGTAGACCACCACGCCCGCCTCTTCGTAGATTTTGTTGGCTATCGCCTCATCCACGATGTCGAAGTAGGTGGCGGAGTGCATAACGAAGAGCACCACGCGGTTGAACTTATCGCCGTACTTACGCAGGCCGCGCGTCAGGGTCTTCTTACCGTCGGTCTCGATGTCGGCGGTTACCACCATGTCAGCGTTGGCGCCAATTGCTGCCGTCAGCGCCTTCAGACCGTACTTCACGTAGCCCTCAAGTGTCGCATCAGCCACATCAGTGCCGATCACTTCGGAGAACTCGTCTACAGAGCGGCCGCGGCGTTTGAATGCCTCTTCGGTGGTTTCGTACGGGCCATATTTCCACGGTGCTTTGACAGACACGGCTTCACCAGCGCCGATCTTCTTGCCCGTCACTTTATCGGTGGAGTTCACATCGCGAGATTCAATGGAGCCGCCCACCTTGTAGAAGGCTCGCTTGCGGAAATCGCCTTCAATCAGCTCGTTATCCAGCAGGATAGCCCCGTTGGAAGAGGCGTTGAAGATTGCCAGGTTGTCCTGTCGGCGCTCGAGGAAAGCGGTCTGTGCCAGGTCGTCATAAATAATCAGGTCGGTATTAACAGTCGTCATACGGGAAACGCCTTATTTC